TGTATCGTGGTCTATAAATCCTGATCTCCAAAGGTTTGCATAAAGATTTAGTTTTCTTTCTTGTTCTTCTGGAGATGTTGGTGTGAGTTGCACCATGTTTACATAGTGACCTCTAATATCGTTAGGCCTAATAATCGCATCTAGTGCACCAGCTTCTGTTTTTCCAAATACAGTAACTTTATCTTGAATTACATTTTCAATAATTTGCAAAACAATAGAGTTCCTGTTCTGAAGGCCTCTTTGAGATGCTTCTACATACGGACCAAAGTTTAAAGCTGCAATACCTGCAAGAACTGCAGTATGATAACCAGATGCAGCACCTTGTGGCCGTTCTCCCCTGACCACAGCAGGTGCAGTATTAGATTCAATAGCTCTACTCATCATGCTCTGTGCAATCTGAATCGCTGCAGGAGGTTCTGCTACTTTGCTTTGTTCAATGGTTACGTTCTGAGGCATAAAGTTTTTAGCACCCGGTGTCTCTTCGTAACCATCCATAACTTGTTCTGTAATACCCGGAGGCCCTCTAAAGTCTCTAGTTGGCCATGCAGAGTTAGCAACAATGTCCATGTACTGTGAAGCTAATCTAGACTCTGCTCTAAGCATATCGAAGTTACCATGCAGTATCCCTCTGTACAATCTTTCAGGTTCAGCGTCTTCCGTCATCAAACCTGTGTGAGGCCAATACTGTGTAAATGGCAGAGTCTTGTATCCGTGTCGCCTTGGCTCTAATGCAAATTTGTCATCTGCTACATACGCTACTTGCGTTTTTGTCCAGTATTCAATAAATTCTACTCTTCCTGTAAGTGGGCCATCCCAGTCAGGAAAGTGTGCTGAAACCCAGTCTGCGTCTACTTCATAGTAATGAATTATCCATCTAGGATCTTGTCCATTGTTAAGATCCCAAACACAACTTTTTGGGTTTACTGTTGTAGTAAGAACGGGGAATGTAAGATTTCTATTATCAAGAACTTCTTTCACACGTTCTTTATAATCTGCGTCTTGACCATCTGCTGGAGGTTCTGGAAACTCTTGCCACCTATTAGCAGCAAACTCTGTCTTTTCCCAAGCAACTCCGTACAATGCCATTTGCTTTGCAATCTCTCTTCTAGTTGGAGAGAACTGTTCTAGCATATGATTTGCACCGATTAAAAACTTTTCAATAAGTTCTGCTCTTGCTTGACCTCTTGCTCCCGGTGATGGCACTGATATATCTAAGAACTGAGGTGTAACGTGTGCTACAAGTGAATTAATAACACTTTGAGATGTACCAAGTCTAATTAGTGATCCAGTCTCTGGAACATCAAAATTAAACTCACCAAGATAAAATTCTTCAGACTCACTACACAAATCATAGAAATCTCTAAACTTTGATTTACCTTGATTTAACTTATCCATAATAAGTTCAAGACTAACCAAAGGTTCTTCTATAGGATTTGCTCCCTCTCTTGCTATCTCCTCTTCTGGATCAGAAGATGTCTGTTGATAGCCACCTTGATATGATACCAATGCTACTCCTTATTGTTCTTTTATCAGGAGCTCAGGTTCTTCGTGGTTTTCCATCTCACGCTTCATCTGTCTCCATCTCTTTATTCTGGATGACTTTTTAGAATAGCTTGAGTTTAGTGGGGTGATTCCAGACTTTGACACAGGGAAGAATCTTTCTTCATTCATATCTAAAGCAGGATCACAGGCCATCAAAGCCAAACATTCTGCATCCACCCAGTCATCATGCCTCCCAGACACAGTATAAAAAGTGTGTCCCCGATTTGCTGTTTCCCTATGTGCAATGTCTTCTAACTGACTTATTAGTTTACCCCAACTCTGTGGAAATGCAACAGTCTCTTTTTCAAGAGATATTGCATAGTCTAAAAATAATTGATATTTTTTTCCTGCTGTAAAGTTATATCCAACTACAGGAATTGATTCTTCCATCAACTCACGATACAGCACGTCTTCTCCTAATTTACCACCTAGACCTGTAGAGTCCATGTAAATCTCTTGTACGCCCCATCTAATGGCCTCACGCTTGATAGTTTCTACCTGCAGAGACCAATCTGTTTTTAAAAGTTCTACAGCAAACACAGAAGTTCTTGTCTGTCTGTCTTTAATCACCAAAACTGTTGCATCATTAGTTCTACCAAGGTCAAGTCCTGCAACATAGAATCTGTCTTCTAATGGTCTTGCAAGTTCAACAGAATCTGGTTTTGAGTACGCTGCAGCAACATTTCTAAAAAAGTTACCTGCTCCTTCTGGCTGGTGAGCCATATAAAATCTTTCCCATATATTTTCTGTTAGAGTTGCCTTTTCTTCTTCAATCTCCATCTTGTCGTCTTCTGTCAAATGAGGATTGTCAAAGGTAGATGCGTGAAATGCCTCTCTTCTGTTTGATGGATTATCTTTTGCCATCTTAAAATTTCTTGCAAACCAATGCTGTGAGCTTTCTGGAGGTATACCTTCTACGATTGCTTTACCCATTCTGCCCGGAGAGTTAAGAGTAGGCCTGACTTTATTCCACGCAGCTTCTTTGATGTCTTGGGATTCAGCCATGTGTAGAAAATCAAGACCTACAGTTTGCAGTCCTTCTGGATTATCAGCAGACTTTAGTTCCCAGAAAACAGATCTTCTCCACTTTCCTGCCATCCATTTGCCATTTTCATCTTTAAAATCTAGCCATACGTTTAATTCATCGTGTTTAAATCCACCACCTCTACCACCTCTTTGATTATCTTTTTTAACTCTTACAAGATTCTTAGGTATAAACTCTTGCATCTCATTCCATTGCTGTAACATCTGTGCTCTTGTAGGTGCAACTGTCCAGACATGAATAGGTGGTATTAGTCCTGCCTCAGTAGCAGATTGTTTTTTAGTTTCACCGGGAAAGATGACAGGCATGACTGAGGCTTTCCGTATCACAGAGAGGGCTTCATTCAACGCTGAACGTGTTTTACCAGCACGCCTGCCAGCTTGCACAAATTTAATCTTGGCTTCGCTTTCGTGCATATTTAGTTGCCAAGGATATGGTTGGTACATATTTTTATAAATCTTTCTTTACTTTTTCTATTGTTTCTTCAAGTTGATTTCTATACATCTCAATATTAATAAAACAATTAAAACAAAAATTTTTACCAATAAAGTCTTCTTTAATTACTCTTGGTAAATCTATTGGTTTTACGTTATAAGCAAACTTGCCTATGCTTTTATAACATAACACACATATTTGACTTTTACGCATTATAGATCTGGTGCAATAGTTGGTGGATCAACTTCTTGTTTTTTAGTAAAGTCTGGTAATCCATCATCAACAATGAGTTCTGAGTTATCGATGCTGTGTCCTTCAAGCACACCCGGGCCTTCTTTTTGCTGATCAAAGTAATGTTTGATCTCTGGTCTTTCAGATACATTCTCTACGATATCTAGCATTCCTGCTTCTAAAATTAGTTTAATCGCAAAGTCAGTACCTGCTTTACCTTGTGCCTTAGCATCTTCTAGGTGCATAAACTGAATCATCGCTGCCTCTTGAGTATAGAGGGTATTTAATTGTGCAGTAGTAAGTCTTGAGTTTCTTTTACTCTGTGGTATTTCTGGATACGCACCTTCTTCTCTGTATTCTTGAAGGGCATCATAAAAATCTTTACATTGCTCAATCTGTTCTTTTAACTCATTGGCATCCCATCCGAACTCATCACACATCTCCCTGAGTGCAGCATTACTACATCCATAGGTGCCAAGCAGTATATAAACCTTCCTGAGTCTTCTAGGCCATTGTTTCCAAGCAGGTAGTACCTTGAGTACCCTTTTCTCAATAGCAGTAAACCCTGTACCTATTCTGGCAATAATCTCTTGTACATTAACTGGCATATCTTTTTCTTCTCCCCTCTCTTTTTAAATTAGTCTTAGCAGTAGTGACTCTTAAATTAGACCTTCTATTATTTTTAGCATTATTGTCTTTATGATCTGCGTGCTTACCATCACCTACCTTTAGACCAAGCATTCTTCTTGCAGCATTACGACTAGCTCTTTCCTTTGCTCTATTGGGCCTATTCTTCTTCTCCCACGCTAACTCTTTTTTATAATCTCTTTTTCCATTAGTCATGAATGGCATTTAATAAGCCTCACCTAACATTTGAGCAGCAAATGGAACTGGTTTTGTTTGTAACCTAGTGTCAAGCCATCGTGCATCCCACTCTTCATTACCATCATCTAAAAACATATCAACTATATGACAGTTACAATCTGACCACCCACATCTAGCAAAACTTGGAAAGTCATCATCTTTTAGTTCTGGTGATTTATACAACTCGTGCAGACCTACACAGTTAGCCATACCACACTCATATTTAAAAATTATAAATGGTAAATCTCTATCTATTTTTTTCATAATTCCATCCTTTCTATAAACACCGGAGTATTGTCTCCCATGTATGATCCTGTCACATTATAATCAAAGTATTCCATGGCCTCATCGTCACTCATACCTTGATCCGTCAGGATCTCGATACATTTTGATTTATCGTATACTGCCATGAATTTAGAGAATTGTTGACCAATACCTATAAACGCATCATCAAACCCATCAGCTAATAGTATTTCCATATCAGGGTATTCTTCATGTATTTTATTAGATAGTGTCATATTTAATCTCAACGCTCTGAGAGGTATACATATATATAATACATACCCCCCTGCGTGTATCGGCGTATTATTGCCAGTCAATAAAAATTAATCGATAGCCAATTATATATTATTGACAAGTCAATTATAACATATATTAGTTTATTAGTCAAGCTGAGAGAGAGAATGAAAGTACTTGACAATATAATATAATTAATATATACTTATATCATAAGTTAATTATTATTATTAATTAATTAATTATAAATCATTATTAATATAATAAATTATATAAATAAAGATTGACAAATTGAGAGAGAGATGATAATATATTAAAAGAGATTAACAAAGTTACTTAATCAAATAGTTAAGAACCTCTAAAAAAATAG